GTTACCCCGGCGGCCCCGGCCAGGGCGGTCTTGATCTGCTCCGCGATCTCGGCGGTACTGATCCGGTTCTCGGTGATGTTGTTGCCGCTGGTGGTGACGGGCTGAATCGGTGTCGTGATGGTGGCCAGCTGGCCATTGACGGACACCCGGTAGGACTGGCCGTAGTTGGCGGCCTTTACCCACACCAGGGCCTCGTGAGCAGCGGGCCTGGCTACGGCCGGTGCCAGCGCGGCAGCCATCGCCGGCACCCGCTTGGTGTTGGAGATGAAGGTGAAGTCGGCAATGCTGGCGGCGCGGACCTCGGCAGCCGGGTTGCTGGCGGTGGAGAGATAGGTGTAGCCCGATGGAGCGGACACCGTTTTCTCGTTACCTTCCAGGTCGAACACCCGAATAGAATTAGCCCCGATTGCAACCAGGTACTGCTCGGCCGAGTCCCGCAGGATCCGATGGAAAAACACGTTTCCCATGGATGCTGTTGCAATTCTCCGCAGCGCACTGGTGCCAGCCCGCTTGCGCAGGCCATCGGCCATTGAGCTGTACCCATTGACCTGCAACCTGCCTTGCGTCGGGTCGCATTGGGCGTCCGACTGCTGGCTGACGCCCTGAATCAGGTTTGGGATTGACTGACTGGCGGGGGGCATGGTTATGCGCTCGTCGCTCCCTGGACAATCGCGGCGACTTGATCGACAGTTGCCTTGTTGGCAAGCGCTAATTGCAGGTTTTCTGCGGTTAAAATTGCAGTGCCGGTAGCCTGGCCTACCGCGACACCAAGCGCAACAGACTCCGTTGCTGGCCTGGCGGACTTACCGATAAATTCAGAGTTTGGCCCGTAAACAACTCCTAGCACGACATTGGAATCCAATGGATAGCCACCCACTGGGTAGTTGTTTGCTGTGTACCAGGACACCTTGGTAGTGAAGTTGAAGTTTGGCACTTCCATAAACGATGCTGGGCTTCCCGCTGTGGCTCCCCACCTGACAGCCAGATTAGGATTTATGTTGCCAGTGGCGCCTAATAGGAACGGACCCGTTAGGCGGGTGATTTGATTTATGGAGCCAGGTCCAACTGCTGGCTGAGTGGCCGAACTTTGCAGTTGGCCGTTTATTGTTAGGGTTGACGATGATGCATTTTCTACACCTGACGACCTGACTGTGTTGGTGAATACAGCGGAAGCGCCGCCAGTGACAGCGCCGTTAACAGTCACGTTTGCGGAAGCCGCAGTTATGTAAACACCAGCAGTAAACCCGCTGGTGTTTGTGCCGCCAAATACTGGCCCAGTGTGCGTGTAAGTCCCGTTTCCTGAAACTGCTACGGCGCCTGTAGCGGCGTTACCGTTAACGTTGAGTGGTCCGGTATTCGTTCCTATTGTGTTTAATGTACCCACACCGGTTAGCTGAATAAACCCACCGCTCGAAATCTGACCTGTGCTGGCGTTAATGTTTGATGTGATTGTTAAACTACCGCTACCGCTATGGTTGCAGGCCACTCCATTCGATACCGCAGGAACTATTGACGGACCGGAAACACTGGCAGACTGGCCTAACCCAAGCCCCGCAGTAGTAATGACTGGGTTAAGGGCAGATCCAAGCAATCCCGAAGCATTAGTAAACGTTACATTGCCACCGTTGAGAAGCGGAAAAGAACCCCCAGCTATTCCACCGCCGCCGGCAGCATTGCTTAACGCCTGCACGGTAATAGCCGTGCTAATTGGCGGCGAAAACCCGTTGGCAAACGCAACATCGCCAGGCCCTGGGACTACGTTGCCAAACCATGTGAGAGGGGACTCAAACGCGGTAGACGCTATTGCTCGAATGTCAGCCATTATTCGGTCATCCCCGCTTTTTTGTTTAGAAGCCGCTGAGAAATGAACTCCAAGGCTGTAAGAAATTCCGCCATCGGCATGTCACCCTGCGCTGCTGCAAGTTGTGCGTCAGCGTAAATGATCGGGGGTATTTGCAAAGAGCTTGCAAGGTCTGGGGGAAGAGTTAAAACTTCTGGACCTATTTCCGTGTCTCGATAAGGCCATAAGACAGCGTTGATCGCCAACTTCATTCTGTTATCACTGATTCTTGTGGCCATGGCCAAGTCAAACCCAAGGTTTGGGTATGACACCCCATTGATAACTACTGGCTGCGGGTTGATAATTGCCATGCTATGGATAAGGGAGAGTAGTGCGACTGGACCAAGCGCCGGTAGCTGTCGCTTCAGCCAGTTTAACGCCTAAGGATGTAAACGTGGTTCGCCGTACGGTCCATCCTGTGGCGCTTTCAGGCGTGCCGACAGGGGCCGTTCCCACGTAGATGGTGTTGGCCGTGCTTTCGTAGTCAATCAGTTTGAGACTGGCGGCGCTTCCGCCAGTGCCCGGAGGCCCCTGCGGCCCCTGAGGCCCAGCAGGCCCAGCAGGCCCAGCAGGCCCAGTTGGGCCAGGAACCGTTGATGCAGCGCCCGTCGCACCCGCCGGGCCCTGCGGCCCAGCCGGCCCCTGCGGCCCGGTCGCGCCCTGGGGCCCTTGCGAACCAACAAGAGATGCCAGCCACTGCGCCTCGGTTCCTGAAAACCCGCCAGCTACGGCTGCTTGGTAGGCGCTACTGCCCGTTGCGCCCGCCGGCCCCTGAGGCCCAGCGGGCCCAGTTGAGCCAGTAGGCCCAGTTGGGCCAGGGACCGTTGATGCAGCCCCCGCCGGCCCCTGAGGCCCAGCGGGTCCAGTCGGCCCCTGAGGCCCAGCGGGCCCGGCAGGCCCAGCTGGGCCCGGAACCGTCGATGCAGCCCCCGTCGCGCCCGTGGCCCCCGTCGCGCCCGCTGGCCCTTGAGGCCCAGCTGGGCCCGCCGGGCCCTGGGGTCCTGTCGCTCCCGTGGCACCAGTGGCGCCTGGCGGCCCCGGCGGCCCAGCCTCCCCGGCCCCGCTTGTCCCTCCCGTGCCTCCCGGCGACGCACCCCTGCTCCACCCGAAGCCACCAATCCCATCCCCCAACCCGCTGCCGCGGCGTCCGCCCACCCCCAGGCGCGGGCGGAATGTGGCCCATGAATCGCCACCAGTCAGGGCATTGGGTTGCGACTGCGCAGTGTCGATCCGCAGCAGGTTGGCCCATGCCTCGTCCTGATCGGCCTGCGTGAGCTGGTAGGTGGTGGTGTTCCCCACCGCCCTGTTGCCGAACACCCGCGCCGCACGGATGGTGGCCCACCGGTTGTAGACCTCGGGGGATTCGTCCCACGACAGCAGGGTGACGACGTTGGCGTAGATCGTCGCCTCAGTAATCGCATAAGACCTGGTCTGCAGGTCGTAAACGCGAGCCCCGCGCAACTGGAAACGCCCGTTCCATTCGACCCGGCTGGGCGCCCACTGCACGATGTTGGCCGGGACTGTCAGCTCCCCGGTATCCGAATCCCGGTGGAAGGGCACCTCGGTCTCCCGGTTCCAGCTCCACCCCTGAGCCTGGCCCTCCTTGTGAAATTCGAGCAGGGCACGCTCGGCTTCCGCTGCCTCGCCTACCTGCTGCGTCTCCAGCGAATTGACCGGCGCTTCGCCGATCGTCGCCAGGCAGATATTGACCGCCTCCAGGAGCGTGGTCCGGCCGGGGCTCAGTTGCTGGGCCGCCTGCCCCATCGCTGCCGCTACAAGGTTGTAGAGCAATCCTAGCGGCAGCCATGAAAAAGCCCCCGGTTTGACGCGGGGGCCAGCTCCCATGTGCTCCGGCTGCAGCTTAGGGGACGACGATGCACCCCGCGCATTCGGGGCTCAATTTGCCCATGCCGATGGCCATGGATGCCACCAACAGTTGGGACTGGTAGACCACGTTGTAGTCACCATTCGGCGCAGTCATCTGGAGCTTCGGCGCCCGCAGCTCCAATACGCCCATTGCATCCCCGTGGTAAATCAGGGCCCGGCACTTGGAGAGATCCTGGGCGTACTCGCTGTTGGCGTTGTCCTGGGCCTGCAGGGTGTAAGCCGGCTGCTCGATGAAGTTCGACCAGTAAACAGGCACCCCAGAGATCCGCCCAGCAAACACTTCCTGGACAGTGCCGTTGCTGCCGGTCCCGCCGTTGAAGTCGGCATTGATTAGCCGCTTCGAGTCCTGTAGCCAACCCAAGACATCGGGGGTGACGACGCAGCGCATGTTCCCGGTAGGGACGTGCTTCTTCTGCTTCAAGGTCACCATCTGTTTGATGGCGGCATAGAGCTCGTCACCCTTTGCCTCGTTGTTGGCAGCGGCAAACCCAGCGCTCAGGGTGATCTTGTCGCCAGTGCGGCCGGCGTTGATCGATTTGGCGAACGGCTCAGCGGTGGTGTTGGCAGCCGCAAACAGGATGCGGGCAACCCGCAGTTCCCTCTCGTCAGCCAGTGCCTCCCCCAGCTGGTGCATGGTTTCCGCCCTGGTGGCCGGGTCCTCCTGCAGCTCGTCCAGGTCGTAGATCGCCTCATCGGCAATCATCAACCCATCGAGCCGGAGAATCCGGCTGTTGAGGTCGGACGGGGAGTTGCCGCTGCCGTCGATTGGAGTCCCAACGGCGTGGTAGCGGGCCTGACGGCGGGCGGTCATGTTGAACCGCTTGGTTCGACCACCCTTGATGGTCTTGGTCTTCACGGTGGAAGACAGGATCTTTTTCCGGTCGTAAGCAGTCAGCAGCTCGTCGCTGCCAAGGTCCAGGAACAGGGCGGTGACATCGCCAGCGCCCCGGACCTGCCCAAGTCTGGACAGGCCGAGTAAATCGGCAGACATTGTGATTGCGGAAATGAAGTTCTCTTGGAACCCATCGCCTTCCGCTAATCAAGTTGTCGGCCGCAGCCGGCTAGATAGCTACAAGGGTGGAGTAATCCACCCAAACGTTACCACTTCTTGGCTCTTTTCGTTCTGGCGAACTTGGCATCCAGGCGGCGCTGATAGCTTTCGTCCTTCAGGTATCGCTCGTGGCCGTTGTCATCTTTGGCGTAGCGGTCCTTTCTCCAGTCCGCCTGTGTCTCGTAAACATCGGCTGGCTCGCTGGTCTGCGCCCCGCCCCCCAGGTACTCGGGCTCCTTGGGAGCGGTGCCGGCGCGGGCCTGGAATGCCTGCAGCGCAAACTGCACCGCCAGCAGATTGCCGGTATCGAGGGCCTGCTGGTAGGCGCTCTTCTCCTCTAGCGCCAGGTTGGTGGCGGCCCATCGGCTCAGCTTGTCGAAGGCGGCATCACCGCCGACCGACTGGCGCAGGGCCGCCACCACCTCGGGCTGATCGTTCAGGCTGCCGGCGGCCGGTGCCGCTGCCTCGGCTGGCTTGACGCCGGCCAGATAGGTTTCGATCAATGCCCTGGGCAGTCCGCCCTTTTCGGCCAGGGCGTCCACGTAGGCGGAGACGTCCTCGCCGGCCTCGAACTTGGCCGCCATTTCAAACGGGTTCACCTCGGCCTCCTGAAACTTGGCGGCCAGTGCTTCGCCGTAAACCTCGGCGCCACGCTCGGGGGTGTACTCCTCGATCTCGGCGGCGGCCGGGGGTGTCTCGGTCTTCTCGCTGCGCTGGCCCTGCTGGCCCTGCTTGCGCTGCAGTTCCAGATAAGCCTTCTCCAAGTCGGCCGGGGTTTCAAATTTGCCGGCCAGTTTTGCCGGCTTGGCCTCGGGGGCAGCGGGCGCCTCTTCACCATCGGCCTCATCGCGGTCGGGGACGCCTGCATCGTCTAGGAACTTGTCCAGGATGCTGATCTGCTTGGAGGACGCGGGATCAACAAGGGCCTTCAGCTCAGCCGGGGCATTGACCTGGTCAAGGATCTTGGGGGGTGTGGCTTCAGTGGTCACGGCTGCATCTCGGGTGAAATGGGCGTAAGCGATCGGGGGATGCAGGGGTTAAGCCGTTTGTCTTCAAAGACCAGCTTCCGAAGGTCGGCAAGGTGAGCCTGGGTGGCAGCCATGGCGCCAGCGGATCCGGTGCCCTCAGTAGGTCGAATACCGCATTGCCATAATTGATCCATCAATGTCTGAGCTTCTGTGTCGTTCAACTCTAGCTGTGGTTCAAGTGGTTCAAATGCCGCAACCGGCTTGAACGTCAGTGGTTCAGCTACAAAAAGACCACCGTTGCCGGGTTGATTGTGTGAGATCAGAACTTGAAGGCCTGGGCTCCATGGTCCCTTTGCGACTCGAATCCTTGGAATAATCATGGCTGCATCTCGGGTGGGGTGGGCGGATAATGCGATGGGCTACTTCTGGTGGGTGCCTTCAACCCCGCGATCCATGCGGGCGCGGGTGCGGCTATGCAACGACGCTTGAGCGGCTTCTAAGTGGGTCAGGGCGCAGGCGTTTTCAAAGCAGTTATAAGGACCGGATTGAAAGCAGCGCAGACGATCAATTAGGATCACAAGCAAGGCTTCGTGGGTGATGCCATTAACGCCTACCTCGTTGATAGGACCGTTCTGAAAAAGGATCACCTGCCTAGAAAAAGACGCTTCATATCCTTGTGGATCTTCACTGCTTGGATTGTTGGCAGTGTCAAATCCGGTGATTGAGTAACGGTGATGAGCCCCGCCAGCGCCAAGGCCGTCTTCGACCGTGACATTGAGCTTGTCGTTGGCAGGGTTGACTTTGTGGTCGGTGAGTTCGCGGGTCATGGCTGCATCTCGGGCGAAGTGGGTTGTACGGGCTGGCCGTCAGGAGGGGGCCCCTCGGCCATTTGCTGCACGGCCATGCCGGCATTGGCCAGCTTCTGGGGATCACCCATGCCGGCCTGGATCAACTGCTGCTGCTGCTGGGCCTCCATCGCGGCAGCCTGCTCTTCCTGGATTCGCTTGTCGGACTTCACCAACATCGGATCAACGCCAATCGCAGTAGCCCACTGCCTGGCCCATGCAGCGCCATCAATCATTGAGCCGAACTGCTGCGGCATAGCCTGGTTGCCGCCCAATGCAAACTGGTTTAATCGCTCCGCGTCGGACTGGCGGCCCAGCGCGGCAAGGCCAATGACGATCAGCGGCTCAACGCCTGGCAGCTCGGGCAGCCTGTTCCGCTTGCGCAGGAGGGCCAGGATCCTGCGGACATAGGGATACTGAAACTCAACCGTCAGAATCGAGTAGATGGAGCCCAGCATCTGCTCGATCTGGGTGATCTGCAGCCTGACCTCCTCGGCCGTAGTGCGTTCCGACTGCCGGATGTTGGGCAGCAGAAAGATTTTGCTGAGACGGTCCTCCAGTGTTGATTTTTCCTGGAAAGCAACACCCAGGTCACGCACGCTGCTGGTTTCAATTGGGAAGAAATCTTGGGGCTGCCCATCAATCACGCTCAAATTGGGGGCCGCAGCAAAAGCATCTTTACTGGTGATGGCCGATGGCTTGCGGCCAACGATCTGCCGCGCTGCTGCCGCGCTGCCTTCCGCCACTGCCTGGCTGACGCCATCCAGGTTGGATAGGTCGGCAAGGGCGCACCACTCGACATAGCCAGGGCCGTAACTGTCGCCATCAATGCGGAACAGCCGGAGCGGCATCCACGGACTGGCATCGGCCGGCTCGCTCCCCTCGGTTCCGGGAACGATGTAGCCCCCTACTTCTTGGTGCCATGTCACCTTGCCCGGGGAGTCATCAGACCCCGGTTCCCATTTGATGTGGGTGAAGACCTTGATTCGTCTGTAATCCCGCCTGGCGTTGTCCTCGTTTTGGTAGTCGCCACGCAGCTTATCGGCCTCATCCAGAACCGCCTTGAGCTTTGGGTTAAGGGACGCATAGAGATAGGTTTCGCAGGCCACGGCTTCCACCGGTTGGCCCATCGGATCCCTCAGCAGCACATGCTTGTTGAGGTGAAAACACTTCATCGCCGTGGGGGCCCGGTACAGCATCACCGCACCGCCCACGATCAAATGCATCAGCGCCTCGAAGAGCGCAACCCGATCATTTGATGTGGCGATTGAGCGCTCGATGGATCGGTCCAGCAAGGCCAGGGCCTTTTCGATCTCAATCTTCTGATTGGCGATGTCCTCCTCCCCAGTCCCCATTTGCGTGGCTTCGGCTTCTTCCGCCGCCGCCTTCAGCTCGTCCTTTGTCAGCCGGAACAGGCCACCCGTTGGCGGCAGGAGTGCCAATAGCAACCGAGAACAGATGTTGTTTACCCCCATGGCGCCAATTCCATTCCAGGGCAGCTCCTGCTCCCTGGCCGCCTCCACCAGGATCTCGTCCGACTCAGGAATCAGGAATGGAATCGTGAGCCTTGACGCCCTGCGGGCCCGCTCCAGCCACACATCACGGTAGGTGCGCAGCTGGTTGTACCTGACCTCTGCCCGGCCCTCCAGCAGCCCCTGCACCTTGGAGATCGAATCGACGCCGCTGTCTCCGCGTTCCATCAGACCCCCAGGTTCAGGCCGACGCCTGCAAGGTTGATATCAGCGGTCAGGCTGAGCCTCTGGCCCGGCTTCTTCTTGGGTGCAGTAACCGTCGTGGTCTGTTCCTGCCCTGCCCCAGCGGTGCCCAGATCCAGGGACACGGTGTAGGGGTTGGCATTGACGAGGGTTTGCCCGGGGGCCTTGGCCGCCTCCAGCTCGCGCTGCCGTGCTGCCGTGTCGTTGGCGATCATCTGCGACTGGGCCCGCAGTTGATCAACCAGCTCCCGGTTTTGCTTGTTGATGCTCTTCATGGCATCCTCCTGCTGCAGCGCCATGGGGTCCGCCTTTGGCTTCTTGTCCTTGGCGCCCATCGCCTTTGCAAGATCGCGTCCTCCACACATGGCTACTGCCCCAGGGATAGTGTTTGCTGCCGGTCAATCCGCAGCCCGCGGCTGCCCGTTGGCCGGGTCATGCCGGTGCGGTTGTCGCCCACCTTGGGCGCCTTGGCGCTGCGATCGGGGACCGGCGCCCCGATCAATGCCGCCAGCCGGCCAGCAGTTGCAGCAGTGTTCTGCGCCTGCTCCATGCGGGCATCGCGCAACTGCTGCATCACCGCCTGCTGCTGCAGGGCTGCAGTGTTGATCCCCTGCTGGGCCGCCATCACCTTGGACGACTGCTGCATCTGCAGCAACCGGAGCTGAGTGTCAGCCAGCTGGTTGTACTTGCCGTAGTCGGGTTGGGTGATGGTGGGAGTAGGTGGCTTGCGACCGCCGCACATCAGAGATCCAGCAACGGGTCTTGCTCGGTGGCCCACTGGCGGATGGTCTCCACCACCCGCTGCTCCCCAATGATCTGGGCCCGCTGGTCGGGAGACTTATTGGCCATGCCAACGATGTCAGCAGGATAGCTCTCCGCCAGAAGTGCCAGCAATCCCGGGGAGACAAGTGGCTGCATTACAGGGGTGCAGTGTTCCCGGGGAGTCTAAGGCCTCCTAAGAAACAGC